GATATCAGCCCCAATCAAATCAGACCATACCAAAATGGTGTAGACGTATTTTTCTCCTACTCTGTCATATGCCCTAATGCTAACGGAAACTTAGTTCCTTCTATGATTGAGAAGGCAATGAGCCCTATCCGTCAGATGATTGTCATTCGCCTAAAGATGCAGCAGCTGATAGCTACCATGCGTCCTGATGGCTACATGATTGATATATCAGGAATGCGTGACGTAGACTTGGGATTAGGAAATTCAGTAGAGCCACTCAAGCTGATGAAGATATGGGACCAAACAGGTCGTGTATACTGGGATTCAACAGGTGATGACGGAGAAAGAAAAGCTCCACCTATCACACCGTTGCCTTCTAATCAGAATGTAACAATGCTAAATGTACTTATTCAGCAGTACAACTTTGAGCTTGATAGAATGCGTGAAGAGATGGGTATTTCTGAGTACAGGGATGGTTCATCGATTCCAGTTAAGACTGGTCTTGGCGTAATGGAGAATCAGATTCAAGCATCTAACAATGCTACAGAATATATCTATCAAGGCGCAATGCAGCTTCTGGAGGACACCTCTAAGAAGATTTCAATGATGCTTTGGGATAATGTAGTGCTGAAGTCTAAGAAGTATAAGGAGTTTGAAGGATACGAGATGAGTTTGCTTGACATGACTTTTGATGTAAAGGTTGATTTAATCAATGATGCATCTAGCAGGTCAGAGCTAAACCAGTTGCTCAATACAGCGCTACAAGCTGGTATGATTTCATATGAACAAGCATTTAAGGTTAAAAACATAGAAGATACAAAACTTGCAGAGCTCTACCTATCACGAGCTGTTAAGAAGTCTAAGAAAGAGGCGATGGAACAGGCTCAAAGAAATGCTGAGATGAATGCACAAATTCAGCAGCAATCAGCAAATGCCAAAGCACAACTTGATGCTCAGCTTGAACAACTATCATCAGAAGGAAAGGTTGCTATCAACAAGAGTAAGTCTGATGGAGACAAGGAAGTTGAGCTAATCAGGTTTGCATCTGGTTTATATACATCATCAATAGCAACCGGAAAGCCACTACCAGAAGACATCAAGCGATTCGCTGATACTATTCTGGGAAATGCAATCCAGCCTCAGTTATTAGAACAAGCTGCTATGCAGGAAGCTGCCTCCCAACAAATGGCAGAGCAAGCAGCTCCGCAAGAAGAAGTATCAGAACAAATTACAGAGGAGGGAACTCCTCAATAACTCGGTTGTTTATGCGTGTTTTCATGGTTGCGAGCACAGTTTCTACTGTGCTTTTTTGTTTTGGTTATCAAAAATTTACATATATTTGTTTTGTAGTTTAAGGACAAGTTCATCCTAAAAACAAAAATTATGGAAACAAAAGACATTGTACAGGAATACGTACAAGCAAAAACGCAAGAAGTAGCAGAAGCTACACCACAACAACCAGAAAGTTCTTTAACAAATGAAACGACAAGCGAAGAGGTTAACTCTGTTGCTCCTGAAACATCTACAGATAACAGCGCTTATGAAGCGTTATTGTCCGGGAAGTCAAATATAAAGGAGCCAGAAGTTACACAACCAGAGCCAGAAGTTGTACAAGAATCTGTACAGAATGATGTACAAGAACCTGTACAACAAGAGGAAACTCAAGCAGAGCCTGTAACACAGGATGATGACTTTGTAGATGAAGATGAGTTTATAAAAACAAAAACAGGTGGAAAGTTTGAAAACTGGGAGCAGATAGTTGAAGCTCTTGAAAACCAAGCCAAGCCTAAGTTTGAGAATGAACTCAGTGAGCAAGTTTACGCAATGCTGCTTGAAGGTAAAACAGAAGAATTATTTGAAATACTTGGAACAAAACAATTCGCTCAGGAAGTAAAGAGCATGAGTGATGAGGATGTTCTAAAAGCATATATAAGAGCAAATAACCCAGAGTTTGATGACGATGATGTTGAGGCTGAATACGCTGAGTCATATACAATTGACGAGTATTCAGTAGATGAGGCAAAGCTCAAGAGAGAACAGAAAAAATTGTCCCAACGCATAAAGTCAGATGTGACTGAAGCGAAGGAGTTCTTTGATAGTTTAGCTCAGGATATTAAATTACCTGAGTTGTCAAAACAACAGGTGGTTGAACAACAGCCAGAAGTAGACACAGAGATGGAACAAATGATTCAAGAACAGAGGTCAAAGTTCCTGTCTAGTCTAGGTGGCGTTGAAACCAGACTGACATCTCTTCCATTCCAATGGAAAGATGAAAAGGCAAATGTTGCCATCAACGGTAAGTTTGATATCCCTGCGCAGGAACTAGCTAAATACCGTCAGGCAGCTGAAAATCTTGAAGATTATCAAGTCAACAGGTACTACAAAGATGGTCAGTATCTATCAGACAAGATGATTAGAGAGCTTTACATTGCAGACAACTTTGATAAAATCCTTACATCAGCACTATCTCAAGCTGTTAATCAAACAAGACTAGAGATGCTGAAGCAGAGCAAAAACATTCAATCGGAACAAGAACCTTCAGGTACGTTTAAACCGAATGCGGCAAATGAGGAGAGCGAAATGTTCGAGAAACTCTTCATGGGTCATTTATATAAAAGACAATAACATTTTAAAAACAAATTAATATGCCTAATACATTTCCAGCATATTCACAAGGTGCGATATCGTCACAAGCGACGAACAAAGCCCTTCTGAATGACTTAAACATTTTTGACCGTTCTTTCGAGAAAAACCTCGTTAGAAAATACGGTGCTGAAAACTACGCTATCGTACAGATGGCGCTTGGTAATTCAGTAGTTGAAGCTAAGAGTGATAACCAACTTTTCTACCACTACGAGAAGCGTGGTTTGCACCAAGCAGTTTCTGTAAAGACAGCTGTTGTTGCTCCAGTAGCAGGTGCTAACGTAACTGTAACAATCGGTAGCGCAGCAGGTAGCACTTTCGCAAATGACCCCAACTACTACAATTCTCAACTTCCACTTCGTGCTGGTGAGGTTGTACGTATCATGACTTCAGGTATCGAAGGTCAGGTAGTATCAGTATCAACTGGTTCTTATCCTTTGACTGCCGTTATCCGTCCACTTGTATCTACTCAAGCTTTCGTTTCTGCTGGTTCAGCAAACTTGCTTGCGTCTGATTACTTGTTACTTCGTGGTGCTGTGAACGTAGGTGAACAATCTACAGTTCTCAATGGTATGTCTCCAATCTTGGATAAGATTACCAACACTACAACTGAACACAGAGATGACTTCACTATCACTGATAGAGCTGATTTGGAAAAGAACGAAGTTGATTTCGGTAACGGAAACTTCTACTACTACTATCTTGCTCAAGATGATATGAACCGTCGTTATATGAACAACGCTTTCTTCAAAATTATGGAAGGTGTTGCAGTTAACAACTTGACTAACGGTACTTCAGGTACAGTAGGTGTTATCCCAAGAGTTGAAGCTAACGGTACTACAATCCAGTATAGCAATGGTTCTATGGGTCTTGCTGATATCCACAGCATTACTCGTTCTTTGAACTTCTACGGAGGTACAGGCGAATATCATTTCTTGCAAGATATCTATCAGCGTCAAGAGATGAACGACCTTCTCTTCGGTGAGTATCAGAACGGTGCTATCAGCTACGGTTCTGTAGGTGGTTCTCAAGAAGCTGCTGTTTCTTATGGTTTCTCTTCATTCATGATTGATGGTTATACTTTCCACTTCTTCTTGAACAACATGTTCTCTCCAGAAGCTGTATACCATATCAATCCGGGTGCTTTGACTCCTGAGAAGCGTAACTATGGTTTGTTGATTCCTCAGAAGATTAACAGTGATGCTAAGACTGGTAAGCAGTTCCCAAGCTTCCAAATCATCTTCCAAGAGGTTAACGGACAAAGAATCCTTACCACTGAAACTGGTATGCTTGCTCCTCAGAACAAGACTACTACCGCTAATAAGACCATCACAATGTTGTCTTATCCGGGTGTACGTGTGTTCGCAGCGAACCAGTACCTCATTTTTGATGGCCAATAAGCTTAATCAAAATAAATCAAGAAGCCCTTCTTTTGAGGGGTTTTTTGTTTTTATACCATAAAATGTTATAATTTTGAGATAGTATTTTTTCATGCAGTTGGTTTTTGGCCGGGTAATTTGCCCGGCTTTTATTTTGGCACGTTCTTTGCAATACATATATTTGTAATAGTTCTTTTTAACAAAAATTATAATTTATGGCAAAAGCAACATCTGAGTTGGCAAGTATACCAACTCAAACGCAGGGCTCTCCAAGTTTCAAGAAGCCTTCTGCGAAAAAAGCAAAAGCTGCTCCTTCGGTCTTTATATTCAGGCTGATACAGGAGCACCCAAAGTATTACGAGGGAGCTAGTATCTTCCCTCCAAGATTCGTAGTTCCTAACAAGGATACGATTATCTACAACTATGGTGATGAGGAAAATCCAGACTTCAGACCTAGACAAATCAGATACCTAGATGGATATCCTACAATCTTTGTAGACGAGCAGGAGAAAAACGGACCTGTTTCAGAAAACATAGTAGGCAATCAGCGTAACACCATTACGTTTGAAAATGGTCATCTTATGATTCCTTCATGGAACAAAGTCTTATTTGACTTCCTTATATCTAGCAACCAGTGCGAGCAAAACACAAACAAAGCAAGACAAACCAAGAATGTATATAAGCTGCTTGACTTCTC